AACCAATTACAGGTCCGAGGACCTCACATTTCAGTAAAGAAATGTGCAAACTAAAGATAACAAAAGTTGTCTCCTCGTCTTTCCAGATACACCTAGTAGCAATACTAAGGATATCTTGAATAATTTATTCTTAAACCTTAATGGTTGAATTAATTATTCTTAAAAACATAAAGCTCTAGACCGCCCTTAATAGATCTTGATCTGTTGTCAATTCGCTTGACTAAACAGGTCTTTAAGTACCTTTAATGGTAAGGCACTCTTGAAATATTAGAGTAGCAGTCTTGAGTCCGCGACAGTTTTGTTCTTGAATAGGAAATCTTCGATTTCTTATTTCAAGTTTATAACTGAGTCCGGCAATGATTAAGACAGCTATTAGGTAGCAAATAATTTAAAACACTAATCATGATACATAATTTATTATATATCATAATAGTCAGGTTAACCAAAATGGTTTTTCCTAACTGTGAATTTAAATTAATAAAAAGAGTATTTAAGACAATATTCCTTCTTCTTAAGAAGAACGGAACATTGTTTACTGTAAAATATCTAAAACAATGTAGATTGTTAATAACAAGATACATGTGTGGTAGACCAATTTACAGAAACACATCTTTTATTGCAACCAAAGGAGGCTTTCCTTCTAAATTCTATTATCTTAAATCATATATAGATTCAAGAAATGTTGAACAAATTAAATTTGTTTTAACATTAATGAATATATCTAGGACTATCCAACCTCGAAAGGGTGAAAATATTCCTATCGATTTAAGCTCCATTACTGATGGTCCCAAGCACAAGTTTAAAACTGTGCCTGGATTTTTCATTAAGGAGTTTATAAAAGAATTTAATATTAAAATGGATATTCCTGTATTTAATACTGGAAATTTCTTTATTAATCTAAAAATGGGACCTCATGGCCCTAGCGTTCTTTCAATAACAGAAACTGTTAAATGATTGAACTCTCGGCAATTGAAGTATATCCATGATTTAGTTGGTAAAGAATTCTTTGTTAAATACATTGGTCCATTTTATTCATTTATGAAACACAATGATATATCTTTACCTAGTGGAAAAGATGATAAACCTATTAAGTTTAATCACCGTAACACAGGAAGATTATCTATTGTTAAAGATCCTGAATGTAAAATGAGAGTTATAGCCATTTCTGACTATTTTACTCAATTTACTTTAAAGCCTATACATGAAAAATTGATGAAAATTTTATCAAAATTACCATGTGATAGAACTTTTACTCAAGATCCTTTTCATAAATGAGAAGGAAATGATCCTTTCTATAGTCTTGACTTATCAAGTGCTACAGACCGTTTCCCGGTTCATCTACAACAAAAATTATTATCTTATATGATTAATCATCAATTTAAGAATATAATTGGAAGTTATAGATGAGCTGAATGTTGAAAGAATTTGCTTACAGAAAGAAATTTCTCCTATGAAGGTAA